CTAGCAAAAGGTGTTACAGTAGTAGTTGTATACGCATTCGGCGCAGTTGTATAGATCATTTCATCTGCAACAGTAGTTAAACCAGCGATACTGTCCAACGCATCATCAAATTCAGTGACATTTGTTCCTATAACAAGACCAAGAGTAGCTCTTGCAATAGAAGCGCTTGCATCATCAATCAATGTTCTACCAAACGCAGATAAATCTGCGACAGCATAAACGTCAGCGGCAGTAGTATAGATCATCTTATCCGCCGCAGTTGTTAGTCCGGCGATACTATTTAGTCCAGCATCGAAACCTTGCACATCGGTATCTATAACGACACCTAAAGTAGTTCGCGCCGCCGCCGCAGTTATGTCATCGAGAATTGTTCTAGCGTAAGACGATAAATCAGCAACAGCGTAAACATCTGCGCCAGTTGTATAGATCATTTTATCTGCCGCAGTAATTAGTCCTGCAATACTATTTAGTCCAGCATCGGATGCTTCGACATCAACACCTATTTCAACGCCTAAACTTACTCGCGCAGCAGCCGCAGTTATTGCATTAGTTCCGCCATTAGCAATAGGAAGAACTCCGGTTACACTAGACGTTAGAATAATTGGAGCACCGCCGCCTATTGTTCCATCATGGTCATGCCCGGTTGTTTCATCAAAAGCGTCTTCAAGTTGTTCATATTCATCATTAGAGTGTGATGCGCGTATCACACCACCAACAACAATAACACCAGAAGATTGTCTTGTATAACCAGTAGCCATTAAATTCTACCTCCTAAAGAGTAAGAAACCACAAGGGTTTGAATAGTATATGAAGCGTCGGTTCCTTTAGATGCAAAAACAAAAGCATTATTAAAACCAGACCCTATTAAATTAAAATCAGAAATCACATTACCTGAACCAGCATACACAATGCTTGCTCCATCATAGACAGCAGTTATTTCATCATAGCGAGGAAAACCGTCAGTATCCGTAGTCACAGCAAATGACGGGGGTTGAATAGTTGTATCCTCTAAGTAATCAAAGACATTTGTGATAGTTAATGTAACTGGACCTTCTGTAACAATGAAAAGTTTTAGTTTGTAAAGTGTTTTCCTTATCGCAGGATCGTCATAAGACCAGAATGGAAGATGGATACTCGCATCAATATCTCTCCCATCAAAACTAGTTCCTACTTCTTGCTGATAAACAAAACCATCATAATCACCATGAACAATTACCTCGCCGTTCTGTTGTTCTATATAAGCACTATCAGAAGCGGCAACGCGTATTCCAGTAAGACCAAACCATTCCCAATCAGAACTTGTTGTGGTCCCTGTAGCATTTGCCCTAACGCCGCCTAAGACACCTGTTGCATCTGTAACGCTAACACCAACATCGCCACAGAAAACTCTATATTGATTCTTTTCTCTTACGGAAACAGAAGAAATATTAGAGCCTTCAAAATCAAGATTGTCTATCATTTTAAATACATTATTGGATAGATTTTCTAAATTCACATCGCCAATACGTTCTGTTCCCGCTATGGTTCTAATTCCATCATTAGACAGAAATAAAACATCGCCGCCAATTTCTTGTACACTATCCGGTGCAACACAACCTAAATCTGTAGTAATAACTTGTACTTCAAAGTCTTGAGCGTTGTTACCCGTTAATTTATGTATACTATCTGGACCCATAATATATAGCGAATCACGAAAGACAGTCAAATTTGATATTTCATAACCAATATTTATTTCAGTATGCGAAGTCCACATAACATCTTGGCCGGGAGAGCCAATAAATAGAACATTTTTATCTGTACCGTTTCCCGCAAAACAAAGCTGTTGCTTAAAAGTTCCAACAGCAACAGGATTAGCAGGAAAATTTCCGCCAGCTAATTCTGTTAATGTTATGCCATCATAATGACAAGCATCATTAGCACCATTAACAAAGATAATTACATCTTCCCCCCAATTATATCTGTGCGCTCTATATTTGGTAGCGCCTGTAAAATCAGCTGAATTAAGTCGCGTTCCCCAGCCGCTACCGGCACCAAAAAAAACATCAACGCCTCTTGCGGCTAAAACACCATTTCTAAAAGGAAAAGCGCCTAGAACTTCGCCAATGCCGGGAACAACAGCATCATCATATTTAGTATAACCAGAAACTCTACGATAACCGCCCACAGAAATATCAGGTTCGTGATTAGTGCTTTCTAATAAAGAGCCGGGAAAGTCTACGCCCTGTTGAATAGGTTGAACACTGTTTATCTGACCGCCAACCAATTCGGCTCTAAAAGTCTGTAATCTCTCTGGCATTATCGCCTACCCGCAGTGCCCGGCCTTGCTGTATTTATTGTACGTTCTCCTGTTCCCCTTGTGTCATATACATGATCATACCTATTAATAAGAATGGTCCGCATATTTTTTAACCCTTGTTTGTATCTACTATCAATTCTGTCTGCATTTTCTGTATTTTCTTTAAAGAGATAAGTATAATACATAGCACGATCAACAATAATACGATCATGATTAGAAGGAATGGTAGTTGTATCTGTATCGGCAACAAGCGCTAATGGAAGACCCCAATAATTAAATTTAATTGTATAGGCTTGATCTGGAATAGGGGAAATACCAAAATTCAAATCAGGATATTCAAAAATATAATTAGGTTTTCTTCCTGTAGTATCAAGAACAGAATTTTGCTCGTCCATTCCTCTCAAAGTGTTCAACCATTGTTCATAAATGACAAGAGGCAGACGATACCCTTGATCCACCGGATCGGTTAGGGCCGTATCTGCCTCGACAAAGAAAGACTGAAAGTCTATCACTTTAGTATTTGCTGGAAAAGCGTAAGAAACGGTTTCCGGGGTTGTTATCTGTATGCCTTCCATATAATTGAAAGGCCAAAAAAATTCTTCTTCATTAATATCATTGATAGCATCATTTACAGCAGCCTTAACCGCAGCATGAATACCTAACGGTGCAGCAAAATCAGCAGAAGTTAAATTGACTTCGTTTAAACGCGTTAGAACTGCATTGGTCAAAGATAGAAACGTACTGCCCATATTGTTTTTCCTAAAATAATATAGCCCACGAACAAGGACCAATAAGCCCTCATTCGTAGCACTATATTTTTAACCTTCTTAGGTTACAGTATTAGGATTTGCTGGACCTGTAGCACGATTTGTAATATCGACACACAAAACCCAAACATTCATCACCCAATCATCATTTGATGAGTAAGCAGTAGTTTCGGTTAGTGCTAAGTCTACAGTATCTGCCGCAGCAAAAGTCTGCTCGGGAGCAAACAAAGTAGTTAAAATAGCTGCAACATCCAGAGTTACCGCAGCAACCCACTGATCTACGTCAACACCAGTACCTAACGATACCAATGCATCCGCAGAACCGTCTGTGTCCGCAGTTGTAATTTCTGCTCCACCATAAATAACTACAGTGTCAGCAGGAATATCAAAAACCTGAATAACATCTAAGGCGTCTAAAACACCGCCTTTAGCTGCCGCTGCCGCTGCGCCTGTAACCTCGGTAGACATAATATACGGGTTCCTTGTCGCAATAGACGCAGGATGACCAGTAGTTCCACCGACTGTGAGATCAACAGTAGCCATGATTTACCTCCTTACGATTGATAGTTGACGCGAACTAATGCATCATCACGGAGCGTTTTACGCCCAAAGAGATGCAAGCCGCGAACAATATCGCCAAAGCTTTCCGTATCGCGATAAGATTCTGTCTTATTAATCTGTTCTGCCGAAGCAGTAGACGACATATGACCAGCCAAAATGACACCAAAATTAGCGCCAGAAGTAGCGGTAGGCCCTGTGCCACCCGTCAACAGATTATTAGACTCGTGAATATCGAAACCGCGAACAGTGCCTTCCGAAACTCGGCCATTCCTAAGAATACCTTTTTCCGTGAAGTCTGCGTTCAACAGTTTAGAATCTTCATCACTTAACAGTTCGTAATAAACAGGATCAGCGGCGAACCAACGACCTTCTTGTGGGACGTTATTTTCGTCTAAGAGCCTCTTAATACGAGCGACCAAACCCAACGGTGTAAAATTACCACCAGTAGGTCTAATCTGCGTGGGAGTTGAAGTAGTACCAATAGTAAGAGCCGCCGTAGCCTGCCCTGCCATATAAGTAAGAACTTCACTATCCATCGCATCGCGCAAACGATACCCCGCCTGATCGGTAGCCATTGAAGACCAGTTGTGGTGAGCGTGTTTTTCTTCAATATCATCAACTTTGAAAGCGAAATAATTGGCCTGATCTATAACCAGAACAATTTCTTCATCAATCAAATCTTGAGCAGCAATTCGTGTACCCCTACTATAAGGAGAGACAGCGAGTTGCGGTTCCTTGATGATTCTAACAGTGTCACCAAATTCAGAAATCTCACCAAAATAATCGTTATTGGTGATAGCCTGAACTACCGAAGACCGACGGAATGCAATTTGCGCTTCTTTTGAAAAGATAATGGGACTAAAATTACCATTAGGTAAATTTCCGTGTCCCGCTGCACTTTGAAACGCCATGTGTAATTACCTCCATGCGTAATCTAAGCATTTGCCTAAGCAAACACTAAAATTGGCATATCAAGCAATTAACGGCTTTATTGTTTGAAACAGTAGCCTAAGAAATAGGGGTGTTTCTAATAAAGGTGGGTTAAACTTTGAAAAAATAGATAATTAAATAAAGGTAGGCCAATATAGCGGCTTTAAAGAATTAAACTATTTCTGCCTTAACAGGGATTAAGCCCCAACTTGAAAACGACCTTCTTGTTGGGCTAACATAATCTCATCCCTATTTTTTTCATACTCCGAAGCCGACATTTTTGCGACCTCGGTTTCTGTCCAAACCTTAGCCTTTTTCTTTTCATTGGCCGGTTTGGGAGAACCTTTTACAGAAGTAGATGCAGCAGCGCTTCTAGCGTCCGCGTCCGTTTTCTTCTGTTTACGTTTTGACGTACCCTGTTTCAATTCAGCTAATTCTACAGCAGCTTTATACTGTGAAATATGATAGCCAATAAGAGAATAATTCAGAGCGTCATTATAAATAACATCTGAAACTGATTTTGGTTGCGTCTGCACCCATTCATGAAAAGCAGGGTCATCCTCAATCTGTTCTAAATCTGGATGCATTCTTTCTAATTGAATACGGGCATTCGTAACTTCGTTTTCGTGTTCTTTTTCTTCTAAAGTTTCTAAACGCGCACGAAGTTTTTCATCTTCCTCTTTTGAGGTTTTAGCAGCAATAGCATGAATAGCCGCTGCTACTTGTGGGTATTCTTCTTGCCATTTATCTAATTCAGCAGGATCAGTAGGAATATTAAGATTGCCTTCTGCTGCTTCTGCAACTTGCCTTTCTAAAACAACAATCGCATCATCTTTTTCTTGAATAGTTTTCTGATGATGCCGACGCAAATCACCGTATCGTTTAGAATAAACTTTTTCCTGCTCGTCTTCTGGCTCTGGATCATTTTCAGGTACTTCTTCACCATCATCTTTCGCAGCTTCTAAAGCAGCATCGCGTTCATCTTTTAAAAGTTGTAATTCAGCTTCTTGCGATTCAATATCTGAATCTTTTCCTACATACGGGTTAGCTTTAATCAGACCAGAAGGTTTTTCTTCCTCTGGCTGTTCAATATTTTCTTCTATTTCAGCATTTTCTGCCATTTGTACCTCCAAGGGGCCTATTAAGGGTTGCCTCTAGGCTTTTCATCTATTTGTGCCTTATAGTTATATACAAAAAAAGAAAAAAAGCAAGTGTTATTTTGTAAAAAACGAAAAAAGTTTAACTTTAGTTGTTAAGTTTGATGTTTTTTACTGTATCAAGCTGGGATTTGATTAATTCTATAGCTTGTATCGCGCCTTGAATTCTATAGAATTCATTATCTTCAGCAGTTTTTAACTTTAATACGTACATTTCTAAATAATTATCAAACACCTTTTTAAATACTAGTATATGTGTTTTTGGAATTTTCTTAATAAGTCGCGCGAGCGTTTCATTACTATACTGTGTCATTTCCTGTCCCTTGATCTATAGGGGCTGTGGGTTGTGAATTACCTGCAAATCCTTCTTGACCGGGAACAGCAGGAGAAGTTGGAAATCCAATATTAGCACCACCGCCGCCTGTCACATCATTAATAGAAGGTGTTGCTGCTGGATTATTTCCGTCTGCTGTATTTTGAAGTGTATTAGAAGCCGCAGATGCTTCTGCATTCGCCAAAATTTCTGCTAATTGTAGGTCTAGCTCTGTACGAATAACTTTATCTCTATCAAGACCCATTTCAGCAGCTAACTCACCTATGATATAATCCAGATTTACTTTAGGGGCTAAAGTTGGTCCAGAAGTGATTTGGATAAATTGAAGTAATTTAGAAACTTTTAATTCTTTCTGTAAAAGACCTGATGTTCCTTTAGTCTTAACAGCTAAATCACCCATAATTTCTGGTCTACGATTAAACTGCATATTAAAAGCAAACATTGCATTTCCTAATGGTGTAATTAGAAAATCGTCCACGTTACGAATAACAGTTTTAATTGCAACAGAAGCAGCGCCCATTAACATTGAAATACCTGACGCAGTTCGTCCAATCCCTGTAACACCCGTCTGTCCATGCGAAAAAGAAGGAATACCTGTTTCTTCATCGGCAAGTTGTCTGAATTGTTGATAAATCTGCATACTCTGTGGAGCAGTGTTTGTGAAACTAGTAGAGAAAATAGCTTGACCCGGAGGACCGCCTTGACGCCGCCAAATTTTACCTGTATAAATAGACATATCTTGACCGGGTACTAAGTTTGTTTCATCTACTTCCAACATAATACTATTAGATAAAACAGCATTATCAACAGCCAGTCGGACAAAACCATTCATCAACATCTGACTATCTTCCATATTTTCAGCAAGTCCAATACCAAAGAAATTATATGGATCATCTTCATACGGAACACGTAGATATGGAATACGTCTAGGAATAAAAGGATTTAAAACAAGACGTAGAATATGGTTACCAGATACCCAAACATTTACTTGCAATTCTTCAAAATCTTCTAATTCAGGCGGTATTTCTATAGTATCCCCTAATTCAGTTTCAACAAATTCTTTATCTAGTGTACCCCAATACTCTAAAATTTCGTATCTATTCGTATTAAGTAGTGTTGTATCCGACTCCTGTAAAAAATGCTCCCAACCCTGTGGAACAAAGTTTGGATCAAATTCAAGCAAATCATCAATAGCAGTTTTTCTAAAATGCGGTAGATTAGCAAGAGTTCGCACTTGTGATTTAGTAAGAAGATGTCTTTCAATAACAAATTCAGCATCTTCTATCATTGAAGCATTTCCATCAGGATAAATATTCCAAACAGAAGTATGCGTAAGACCCGGAATATCTTGTAAGATTGGATCGTAGGCCCCCTCTCCTGTCCACCGTGGATATTCTTTTGTATCTAAAAATGGACCTTTCAAAACTCCTGTACCCAGAAGAACTTGTTCAAAAATAGTACGCCTGATTTGCGCGCCTATTCCATTTTCAGAAAGTTGATCATGAATTAAACGCTCCATATTCTTAGCAGCTTCTTCTGCTACATTTCTATTAACTGCTGATGCGCGCTTACTAAAGCCTTCCTGTGTCTTGACATCTTTACCAAAAGCTTTTGATAAAATGCGTTGTATACGTTCCTTCAAACTTTCACCGGGAAGCAATCCTTCTTCATCGCCTGCAAAGCCGATAACATCAACATTTGCTAATTCATCTAAAATAGGATCATTAGCATCTACATGAATTTCTTCTGGAACATTAAGTGGTTTTTCCGTAGGCTCAATAGTAATAGGAAGATTGCCTTCTGCAAATAGAACATCTAAAATCTGTCCGTATGCAGCTAATACTTTTGTTTTAGTAATTTTGATAAACACACGACTTTTTTCCGCATCTAAAAATCTTACATTAGCATCATAAATACCTCTGTAGTTTTGATACGCAGACATCCATCTTTCTTCTACATTTTGCCTAGAAGTAGAAGCGCTGTTAAATCTACTATTCACTAGCGCCACTATAGGATTCAAAAATCCTATTTGTTCTTCTGAAACTTCATCCTGTAAAGAAGCACTAACAGGAGCCTCAATAGTTTCTGTTAAATCTTCTGCCATATTATACGCCTCGTCTAATTAATGGTATAGGTCTATTCCGGACTGTAATGTCCTTATGGTCTTTCGTTGGTTGGGCTTTAACAAAAGACAATTCACTAAATAAAGAGCCTTCTGAAATTACTGTAATAAATAATGTTGGTACACCAAAAACTGTAATAGGTGCAATGCCTATAGGCTCTACAAATGCTGCGAGAGTAGGCGAACCGAAGGTAGCCGTTGCGTCAATACCTGTTACGTTCAAACCTTGATGAAGAATAGGAGAACCAAATGCACCTGTAGCCGCTATTCCCGTTGGTTTTAGTGCTTCTGCTAAATTAGGTGCGCCTAAAATAGCAGTAGAATTAATGCCTATAGGTGTTACTGTTTGATTAAGGGTAGGAGCGCCAGCAACCGCAGTTGCATCAATTCCCGTAACATTTAAGCCTTGGTTTATTATAGGTACGCCTACCGCACCTGTAGCTGCAATTCCTGTTGGAAGAACAATATTAGCTAATATCGGTGTTCCTAATACAGCAGTAACGTCGATCCCTGTAACATTTAAACCTTGATTTATTGTAGGTGCGCCTAATACAGCCGTCGCGTCGATACCTGTTGGTTGTAATACTTCTACTAAATTAGGAGTACCTAATACAACACTAGAATCAATGCCTTTTCCTGTTAAATCAAGTTCTAGTGATGCAAAAATTAATATAGGAGTACCAAAAGCTGTGGTGGCTGCAATACTAGTAGGTAACAGAAATTGTGTTAAATCAGGAACACCAAATACAGCAGTCGCGTCAATTCCTGTAACATTTAAGCCTTGGTTTATTGTAGGTGCGCCTAATACAGCAGTTGCATCAATACCTGTTGGTAAAATATCTTGCGCAAAAGTAGGTGCGCCTAATACAGCAGTTGCATCAATGCCTGTAGGCAATAAGAATTGGTCTATTGTTGGGACACCAAATGTTGCAGTTGCATCAATCCCTGCCGGTGTAATCATAAACGCTAAAGTAGGAGTACCAAAAGCTGTAGTAGCTGCAATACCAGTAGGTAACAGAAATTGTGCTAAAGCAGGAACGCCAAACACAGCAGTCGCATCAATCCCTGTAACATTTAATCCTTGATTTATTGTGGGTGCGCCTAATACAGCCGTCGCGTCGATACCTGTAATAGAAATAGGTTCTGCAAATGTAGGGCTTCCAAAAGCCGTTGCAGCAGTGATGCCAGTAGGTAGAATATCTTGTGCAAAAGTAGGAGCGCCTAATGTAGCAGTTGCGGCAATTCCTTTACCAGTTAGGGAAAGATTTTGGTCACCGGCTAAATCAATTTCATCATATTCAACATTAGTGCCGTTGTTTCTAATAAAAGCTATTTTTTTACCAGAGCGATCATATAAAGCTGCGGACATTGCTCTACCAGAAGGTTCATTCGCAAGCGTTTTTTCGTTAGTATCTGTGCCCCATGTATCATCACCAGCACCAGTAGAGGCTAAATATAAATCATCATCTGTAGAATTAATATAAATAGCATGTTGTGTTGTACCATCTACTATAATAACTGCTTTTCTGTTTGTTGCGTCATCTACATCATTATCTGAAACAGCAGTTGTAATAGTAGGCGTACCGGGGTCATCTGCATCGTTAAAACCAAATGTACTAAGATCGTTAGTACTGTCAATATACAAAAATCTTATTTTGTCAGTACCGCCGTCATCAAATGAAATACCTTGTCTGACATTATCTGAAATAGCAGTATCTACAACTGTATCTTGATGTCCAAATGTATTACCAGATAAATATGTTGAATAACGTAGTTCGGCAGCAGTACTATTAAAATATGCGCAGTGCATCCTATCATTCGTAGCATCACCACGAACAACAGCACCAACTTCTTCATGTTCTGCTATTTTAGCTATACCAGATAAAGAAATACCAACGGTCCATGAACCGCCTTCACGTCTTGCTAAATCAGCACGTCTAAAATCGGAACCCATATTAGAATCTTGTACACCTTGATAGAGTACAATAACATCCCCATCAGACCGTATTGAAATAGATGCTTTTGCTATTCCGCCTGCTGGGTCTTCAATAAGTTCTTCTGCGCCGCTTGCTTGCCAAGTATCTCCAGAAGCGCCGTCATGCATATCAAAAGCAAGATAGTACGCGTCCTCACTACCTGCTGTATTAATAACAAGAATATGAATAGTATCGCCATCTTGTATAGCAGCGTAAACATTTATATTGTTATGCGCAAAAACAGGTCTATTTGCGCCGTCAATTTCACTAAAACTACTAGTAGGATCAGTTGCCTTAAACATTTTAAGATCAGAAGCACCAATAATATTATCGTGAACCAATTGATAAACATTACCAGTGCTTGAAATAAAAGGCGGAGCAAAACCGTTAATAATAGTTACATCAGTAGTAGCACCTACTGTAGTTGGGAGTGCCATTATAAAACTCCCGAATAAGCTTTAATATTATCAGATGTAACAGAAGGAATAATAGCATGTTCTCCAAAACCGTTAAAATCTAAATGAAAACTCCAATTAGGATAACTTTTAACATTTAACTTTATTGCTGGAGAAAGAATATGGATAATTTTAGCGCTGTGCCCAGAGGCTAAGTTAGAAACAACGTCACATAAAACAAGACCTTCTTCATCTGTAAGACCATTAAGAACTTCTTCCGTTAAAATGTAATCTATTTTACTCTCAAATTGTCTTCCTATTCTTTTCCGAGAAGTATTAGATGAACTATCTTCATCCATAACCAAAGACTGACTTCTAGCGCCTGTTCTTGTCATAAGAAGTTCTAAAGGACGACACATAAATTCAAAAAGACCTGTAACGGATTGGCCTGTTTGTGAATGAATTTTATGAGGGTCTTCCATCCATACAGCATTAGGATGATGTGGACTACAAATGATCCAATCCAGATCAGGATCAACACCAGCTTCTTGAATATAACCGCGTAAATCTGCTTCTTCTGAATTACCTTTTTCTGCTAAAATATAGGCAGAAATATCGGTGCCAACAGCGTTGATACCGTTTTCAATCAAACCTTCAACTGTCCAGCCAAAACCAGCACCTATTACAACGACATTTGCGCCGACGGGTATTCCCGCAGCGCTAATAAGATTTTTCGCTAAAGAACGTTGACCTTTTCCGACGACAAAATCGTTATAATGTACTCGAATACCCGGTCGTGTCGCTGGACGGCCATAGGGTTCGCCTTTAAACGAATAAAATTTATCGAAAGACGCTTTGTCCCACGTAGCCATATAAAATCCCCTTTAATAAATTAGATAGAGAAGATTTTATTTGCGCCGTCATCCCACTGAACAATAACATCGTTACCGTTCGGAGTAAGTGTTAGACCATCAACAAATGCAATCAAGTCTGCTGTAGAATCCACACCTGTATGATTATAAATAATCAAGGCTTCGATAGGATCACCTGTAACACTAATAAGTGTCGTGTCCGCAGCATCAAAGACACCCGCTGTAGTAGTCCTACTTGCTAATGCAGTCGCAGGGCCAACTCGTGCGCCCGCTGCAACATCATCAAGAAAGTCGTCTGTAGCTAAATTTTCTGTATAATCAGCAGAGTCAATTAGCTGAACACGAACATCCAAAACCAACAGGTCTAAATCTGCATCTAACAACTTTTTCTTAGCAGCGTCATAAAGTCCACTAGCCATTTACTTTTTCTCCTTATTCTTGACCTATAATTAAATCGCCTACTTGAAAACGAACACGATCTCCGCTTTGAATTTGAAACTGTGGAGAAAGTGTACCAAACATGATAAAATTCCCCGCTGAAACCGCGTCAAATAAGCCTAAGTGGGTAGCTTTCCCCCACGATGCTGTTGCCGGGCCAAATTCAGCAAAAGCGTCATTTATAATAACTCCTGATCCATCTGTGGCACCAAAAGTTATAATCTGTCTAGCGTAGCCTCCTGCCGAGACTTCGTTAGTTGTTCCATCACGATTTGGAAGCGAGAGCAATAGACCTAAATATACAGGGTTCGCCCGTATACGATCTTGTAAAACTGTGTCTGCTTCTGCAAAAGTTGATGGCATTTTAATATCCGAATTTTTCGTCTGCTGTTTTAGGTTGATTGCGCTCTCTGAATGCATTAACATCTACGATATGCATAGGATTAACAGGACGGCTCATAATACCATATTTCAATGCGTCATATGCATGATCTTCAACATTTTTCTTTTCAACCTTTTCATCATCCAACTTATCAACAGGTAATGTAGCTAGTTGATGAATGAGTTTTGGACAGTTATTGAAAACTCTTAGGGAAGGGCCTACAGGATTTAAAAACTCATTCACCGCGAGGTATTTATGAATTTCTAACTTTCCTGTTCTACGACTATCTTGGTGTCTATCAGCAAAACGCCATCTGCATCCCGCTGCAACCATTGATTCATAGACAGAAGGTCCAATTTCGCCACGCCTTGAAGAAACAGAACCGTCAATAACTCCGTATTGAATACGTTCGCCTTCTTCTATTTCTAAAACATTTTTAGCAAAGTCAGAAGCAAGAACACCTTTATCGTAGTATTCTCTATAAATCCAAAGAATACCGTCCCAATCAACAGCCCCCCAAAGAACACAAAAAGGTGTGGCATATCCCCAATCAGCCATTCTAAATTTATACCAATTATTAGGAACGTCGAAAGGTTCTACAACATGTATTGCTCTATCAAATTCAGGGAAAGCTGCACCCTCGAAAACGTCCCAATTCCCTTCAAGGAACTGCTTCCTCTTAACTTCTGGCAAAGTAGCCAACATAGAAACGTAAGCATCATCATACGTCAAATATGGGTTGTCCCACACTGTTGCAGGAATGTACCTACGTCTAACAACACGCTCTCGCGGACCTTGTGGTGAATCGTAACTAACTTTTATTTCAAAAGTCTCATTCGGCGGGGCGGCATTAATAAACATTTCTTTCACCCACCAAGAACCAATATTTCCGGGGTTTCCTGTTGCTCTCATTTGAGCAGGGATAGTTGGATCAGTAGAACGACAAGAGGACTGTAGCATATTATACACAGCAGGACTTTCATACTGTGGTAATTCGTCAATGCCTATCCAAGTGTACGCACGACCCTGATAACGTAAAGCATCTTGTTCCGTTTCAGCATAACCTAGTTCAATTCTAGCGCCAGAAGGAAACCGCCAAGTATTTTCTTGTTTATTAAATTTAGCGCCCGGATACGCTTTCGGGTACAAAATCATCATATGATGTAAAATATCTCTTAGTTCTGGCATAGTCCTACGAACAAGCAAACCACTCATATTAGGATTATCACAATACCTTAGAGGATCAGCAATTAAAGAATAAGTTTTGCCTCCTCCTCT